ATGAAAACTCGCTATGTCGTCGAAACCTGCACCCTTCACGGCTCGACTAAGCAGCGCCGGTGGCACCGTGTCCATACCGGGCCAAGCAAAGCTGAGTGCGAAGCCTATGTAGAGAGCGTCATCGCCGACCTGCCGTCCGGTCCTGGCCGTTACTTCGGCCTTACCCAAGAGCGTGCCCGTGATTTCTACCGGGTGCGTGGTGTGAGGGTAGTCGCATGATCCGCGCTGTTTACGAAAAGCCAGGTAAGGGCATGACCTATGAGCCTTCAGAAGTATCAGCGTCTGCCCCATGCCCTGAACTGCGACTGTTCTGTCTGCTGGTCAAGAACCGTGACGGTGAAACCCGTTCCCTCCCGGTTCACACAATGCGACCAGTGCCGCCCCGCGTCGGTCCAGTTGGTCGATGGCCATTGGAAGCCGACCCCTCGTTTCATTTGCGAGAAGCACACGCCGTCCGACCGTCCCCCGAAGTATTGGCACGTTGTTTACGACAGCGGCAAACCAACGCCCTACGCGCCCATAAGCAAACCGTTTGAACTGGAGTAACTGCCCATGATCCCGCCACGTCTGAGCCAAGTTGAAGATAAAGAGGTGCGCTTTTACGTGGTGGCGCAGACCTCCATAAAGCTCGCATTGAGTGAAGAAGCTGTAAGGCGCGGTACTGACCTTTGGTCCCTGGGCGGTGCCGTCCTGGCTCAGTGGGTAACGGCTGGCTGCCCTGACAGCCTGTCTGACAACTCCGCTCCCTCGTCCCCCGCCCCGTCGCCATCGTCGTCGGTCGCGGGACCAAAGGAGCCCGAAGCCTGAGCCCTGCAAGGGCGCGAAGCGGCGAAGCGGACCCTTGCGGGGTTCAGGTGTAGGGCTACGGTCCTGAGCGACCGATGAGATGGCAGAGGGGTGCGGGACGAGGAACCCCCCGCCCTTGAGCCTGAGGCCGAGGAAGCGCTTTTGACGTTGCTTCTAAGCGTCGGGACGACAAGAGCGACAAGGATCGTTACCCGTAAGGGCCAAGACCGTAAGGGCTTGGTGAGCGAAGCGAGTAGAGCCTGCCCCGTAAGGGGTCGCCAGACAGAACACGAAACAACGCCAACGGCCAAGGCAGCAACGCCAAAAGAGGCCAATGGAAACAGCAAGCCCAAAAGGGCAAACAACGAGGAAGCAGCAATGTTCGCAATCCCAGCAGCAACATCCATCACCAGCCTGTTCGTCATCAAGAAAGACTTCTACACGGTGAAAGATACCGGTGAAGTCCGTGCCAACGTCCAAGCCCTGTCTCCGATTCCTGCCGGTAGCAACGGCAACGCCCAAGGCTTCGAAGTCACCGAATACGCCGCTGATGCTTCCTGCCTGGATCAGATCGACCTGAGCGAAGGCCCGGTTGTCCTGACCTTCGAAAGCCAGATCCGCCCGATCACCAACCGCTTCGGCCGCACTACGAACACACAAATGCTCGTCAAGGTCGTGTCCGGCCAGCCAGCGGCGCGTCAAGCCGCCGATCCTGCTGTTGAAGCTCGGAAGTTGGCTGCGCAGCAGAGCCAAGCGAAACCTGCTGATTCAGCCAAGTCTTAACGGAGCCAATTAGATGAAAGCGCCACTTCGTTTTGCCTTTGGCTGGGTTCTTTATCTGGCGATATTAATGGCGACTAATCCTGTTATTGCTTACCTGTGGCTTGTAGTTCAGGAACAACCGCTAGTTGTTACGGTGGGCACTTCGGTATTCGGCGTGGTGTTTTTCATCTTGTTGTATTTCAGAGTCCTGCGTCCGTTCTTTGGTTGGTGTGATGCACATCAAGAGCGGGCTGTTTCGAATTTTAAAGTCGTCGACGTTGAAAAGGTCGATGCATGAATTTCCTCGCCTGTGACGGTGACTGGCTGCAAGGCGCCGATGGCTCGCCCATCTGCTCCGGCTCGCTGGTGGCCCTCACGGTCGAGGAAATGCAGAGCCTCTATGGCTCTGCATTGACCTGGGACCAAGTCTCCGAGCTGCAAGGCGAAGCGATTGTTCTGTTCGCCACCGTGTTCGGCTTCCTAGTCCTGAAAAAAGCCCTGAAACAGTGAGGTATCAACCATGCAACACATCAAGACCCTGCGCCGCTCCCTGGGCGCCGCTGCTGCAACCGGCCTGCTGGCCGTTCAACAGGCCTATGCCGCTGTTCCGCCCGAAGCTACCGGCGCGCTGGACTCTGCGGGTGAAGACGTCGGCACCATCGGCTGGGCCGTGTTCGCCGTGATCATCGCCGCCATGGCGTTCAAGTACATGCGCCGCGCCCTGTAACCGGAAACCGCGCACTGCATGTGCCGAAGCAAACAAACCCCGCTCCGGCGGGGTTTTCTCTTTAAGGGAAACGCCAATGAGCTACGAACTGTACGTCCTGATCCTTTCCACCCTGGCGTTTTACCTCGTGTTCTTTGGGCGGGTGTGAGTATGAAAAGGATTTTTGCGGTTTTGGCGGCTTTGTTGCTTTGGCATTCTTCCGCTAGTGCTGAAGTTTATTATTGGGAAAGTACTGGCAGCAATTGGAAGGATATGCGCTTTCCAAGCGCTCAGGCTGCTTGTCAGTATGCCTATGATAATCACTCATCAAGCGCTAACTTTCGAAACCCGTTAAACGTAAGGATTTACAATTCGGGTCGCTCTGCGTCCTGCTCAACTAATTATGCCGGTAACCCGGTTTTTTCTATTGGTTCATTTGCACGACGTGGAACTGAGTGCGAACCCGGTACGGAATTAAATCCCGCTACAGGCGGCTGCGAGGGAGCCGAAGAAGACAAATGCGCGTCAACTTATGGCAAGACAATAGATCATGAATATAATCGTGACCCGGTAGTTAAAAACCTCCCGCCTCCTGAAGTTTGCCAATCTGAATGCCAGTACTCTCGAACTGATATTGTTCGGGATTGTCGCCTGTTTCATGAGGGGCCTAACGTCAACAAAGTTATGTGTGTTGTCGCTTACGAGGGCAATGGGAATTCTTGCACGGCTGGCAACCCGGCTCCTGGTAGTGTTTTTGATCAACCTCCAAGCAAGCCGCCGACTAAAGCTGATCCGACATTTACGAAAGACAGCAAATGTGGCGATTGGGAAACTCAAGCCGATGGCACTCAAACACGTTCTTGCAATTCAACCGAGGAAACTAAGAAGCCTGGCAAGGTCGATTGTACGGCGGACGCATGTAAGGATGCTGTACCGCCTGCCGAATACAATAAGACGGATGTAAATCAGGATATTGAAAAGAAGCCCAATCCTGATGGATCGACCACCACTACAACTGAAACAACAACTGATAAGACCAGTTGTAAGGGGCTGAAGCCTTGCACTTCTACCGGCAAAACCGAGACTACAACTGATAAAGAGGGTGCCGATGGCGAGCCTGGCGATTCTAACTACAAGTGCACAGGGACCGGTTGCGATAAAGAAGGTGGATCGGAAGAAGAAGGCGAAGAAGGGCCGGAACGTGAGGCTTCGGTCGGTGCCTGCGATGCGGGCTTTTCATGCAGTGGCGATGCCATTGACTGCGAAATTCTGCGCCAACAAAAGGAACAGCTCTGCCATGCGCAAGAGATGGATGATTTCGAGAAGCATAAGCCTGGAATCGAATCAGCGGTCACTGGTGACAAGTTTGAACTGAATGAAGGTAACGGCGTTATCGATGTTCCATCGTTCGTTAATCAGGGCACGCGCTTTCTGCCTTCCACTTGCCCTGCTTCCGAGAAGTTCAGCTTGACCACGGCGGGTGGGCGCTCCTTTGAAATCAGCTATGAGCCGCTATGCCGCGCCGCCAGTGATCTGAGCGGTTTATTCGTGGCGGTGGCCACCGTTCTCGCCGCGCTCTATGTCGGTCGCTCCGTAGGAGGCCAGTAAATGCAGTTCCTGTTCATTGTTCAGATGCTCGTCATCGTCCTTGGTCCGCTGGTGAAAATGGTGCTGAAAATGATCGGCTTCGGCTTTGTCACCTATATGGGCTTCAACTTGATCATTGGCCAAGCCCAGGACTACCTGTTCGGCCTGATGGGCGAAGTGGGGCCGGTGATCCAAGGCATTCTCGGACTCGCCAAGTTCGATGTGGTGGTGAACCTGTATTTCGCGGCGATCTCCACGCGCTTCATCCTGGCCGGGATCGACAAGGCCACCGACCGCAAACGTAATCAGGTCTGGCATAAGCCGGGCGGCACCTCCATCGAAGCCTAAGGAGGCGTCATGCTCGTTATCCGCACTGGTAAACCCGGCCACGGCAAGACCCTGAACACCATCCGCGAAGTGGACCAGAAAGCCCATGGCGAAGGCCGGGTGGTCTACTACCACAACATCAACGGCCTCAAGCCCGATCAGTTGCAAGCGCAGTGGTTTGAGTTTGAAGATCCGGAAAAGTGGTTCGAGCTGCCGGCCGACTCGATCATCGTCGTCGACGAAGCCCAAGGTTGGTTTGGTGCACGCGACCCGCGCGCCCGTCCACCGGAGCACATCACCCGCTTCGAGACCATGCGTCACCAAGGCCACGAAGTGCATCTGGTCACGCAAGATCCGCGCTATCTTGATGTGCACCTTCGCCGCCTGTGCAATAGCCACATTCACTACTGGCGGGTGTTCAAGTCGGCCCAGCTGCTGCGCTTCGAGTCTGAAGTGGTGGTTGAAAAGGTAGAGGTGAAAACCAGCTTTAAGGATGCCGACAAGAAATCGCTTCGCCTGGATAAGCGTTACTTCGGCGCCTATACCAGTACCAACGCCAGGCATCACTTCCAGACCAAGGTGCCGACGAAATTCATCCTGGCGCTGTGCGTCATCCTGGGTGCGGGCATCCTCGTCTACCGAGCATATGAGCGCTACAACGCCGAGAAGGTCGCGCCGGCCAGCAGTGGCGCGCCGGCGGGGAGCATGGTCGATCAGGTGCGCGACACGGTGGGCGCGTTTATCCGGCCCGCGGTGGATGGTCAGGCTAGCGCTCCCGAAACAGTCGCCGGCTATATAGGGCGTCGGGTGCCTCGGGTGCCGCAGATTCCAGCGTCTGCGCCTATCTACGATGAACTGACGCGGCCTGTCTCGTTCCCTCGGCTCTACTGCATGTCCAGCACTGATCCCGATACCTATGCACGTGAGTTCGGGCGTATGGCGCATGCGGTGGTGAATGGCGTCCCTACCGTATGCCAGTGCTATACGCAGCAGAGCACTCGCATAGAAACGGACTTCGCCTTCTGCAATCGGGTGGTTGAGTACGGCTTTTTCGATCCGACCATCCCCGACCGCTCTGGTAGCTCTCAGCGCCAAGACGCTCAAAGCACCCCGCGACCCTCGCAGCCAGCCTCACAGCCGGTAGTTGCTCAGCCTTCGGGCGGTGGCGGCTTGACGGTCGTTCCGTACCAGAAGGGGCAATTCCTGTGGTGATGCTGCGTTGCGGGGTTTTGCTCGCCGGGCGAGGTACGAGCCGGCGCGCAAAACCCGCTCGGTGACGTCCCTGTAGCACGTCAATAACAAATACATGAAAGCGGTCATTAAAGTTCAATAAGGGGTTAATCATGGCAAAGGATCAAATTCGAGTTCTGTTCGGTGATGGTGGTGAGGTTGTCGAGAATCCGAAGGGCCGTTTCTTTTTTGATAGTCACCTGGCCAAGTTCACCGATCTTTCAGGCGTTCGCCTTTTGCGTTGTGGCGTGGATACCGTTCGCCAGCTGTATGAGGGGCTGCTACGGCCCGAACTGCTGGCCCTTTTCGGTGACAAGCCCGGCATGGTCGATTTTGCTGGTTATCGCTTCCATGCGTCCCGTGTTGGCCGTGACAGCGGTTATCAGTTCAAGCTCCAGAATTCTGACCTCGGTCTGGTCCTGCTCCTGAAAAACTTCAACCGCAAGTTGGACGCCATCGGGCCGCATCTCAAGATCGAAGTATCGCCGCACGCCATCGACGCTCATGAACCTGAGCGGCTTCAGTCGCTCATGGATCGCTTAGCCGGTGAGGCCATGTCCAATGTGGCCCCTAAGCAGTGTGCGGTTCACCTTGCTGTTGATTTTCAGAATTGGACGCCGCCTGAAGATATGGTCGCTCGGATGCACTGCAAGGCGACGTCAATTCGCAGTTTCGACGGGGTCAATCGTTTCGAGTGGGCCGACAAGTCGGCTACCTATGGCCGGGGTCAATCGTTCCTGTTCGGCTCTGCGGGCGCCTGCCAGCTGGGCTTCTACAACAAGACCCTTCAGGCACGTGCTATCGACAAGCTCGACTTCTGGGAAAGCGTCTGGAAGCGTAGCGACAGCTTCGACGAAAACGACCCTGACAATTACGACCCCGAACAACCGGTGTGGCGTGCTGAGTTCCGCTTCCATCATTCCATCGTTGACCAGTTTGCTGCGGGTAGTTGCTCCACTGAATCCGGTCAGTTCATTGAGACGCGAACCTTTGCTGAGTTTGCGCCCCACCTGGACGGCTTGTGGCGTTACGGTTTTAGCCGGTTCCGCCTCATGTCTCGCCCTGGTGTGATCGACCCGATCTGGACGTTGCTGCGCGATGATGTGGCTGTCGAAACTGGCGTTAGCTCGTTGGTTGATCAGACCTATTACAAGCGGCAATACAAGACCGCCAAGGGTTTTAGCGGTAAGAATATTGATCTTATGATCGGCAACGCCATCTCGCTCGCTGCGCGGCAAGGGCTGGACGCAAAAAAGACGTATCAGGCTCTTAAGAGCCTGCCCTTCTGGCCTCTGATCCGCACTTATTACCGGGATAAGGGTATGACGCCTCAGGACGTGCGGGCCATGATCGGTGATCGCCTCGAGGAGCGTGTGGTTCGATGGGGAGTTGCGGTCTGATGGCAATCGAACAACTGCCTGATGGCCGCTGGAAAGTTGATGTTGAGCCCGTCAAGGGCAAGCGGTTTCGCAAGACAGTCAAGACTAAAGCTGAGGCGCTTCGATTTGAGGCTACTCGTCGAGCTGAGTGCATTCAGCCTGTGAACTGGAATCCTAAGCCTCGGGACAATCGCAAGCTGAGCGAGCTGATTCAGCAATGGTACAACCTGCATGGTCATGCGATTACTAGCGGTCGGCGTCGTGCGAATTTACTGCAGTTAATGGCAAAGCGGCTGGGCAATCCTGTTGCTCGCAAGCTGACCGGTGCTGACATTGTTAGCCTGCGTCGTCGGGAACTGGAAGCCGGCGCTAAGCCTAAGTCGATCAATAACCGACTGTCATTTCTCAAGACGGTTTACAATGAACTGTATCGGCTCAGCGATATTGATTACGTCAATCCTTTAGCTAAGGTGAAGCCACTCAAGCTTCAGGAAGTTGAGCTCTCATTTTTGCAGGTTCCTCAGATTCGGATGCTGCTCGATGCCTTGGACAAAAGCCGGTCCAGCAGCGTGCGATTGATTGCTGAAGTCTGTCTTGCTACAGGTGCTCGGTGGTCTGAGGCCCAAGGCCTGCGTCTTGAGCGTGTGCGCAATGAAACGGTGACCTTTGTGAATACGAAATCGAAGCGTGTTCGCACGGTTCCTATCAGCTCAGAGTTGGCGGCTCGGGTCAGTGCCTATCTCGAAGCAAAGGGGCGATTCGCTGTTGCTATGCGTGCTTTCCGTAATGCGCTCAAGGCTAGCGGTATTGTTTTGCCTCGGGGCCAAGCCAGCCATGTGTTGCGGCACACCTTCGCGAGCCATTTCATCATGAACGGTGGCGACATCGTCACGTTAAGCAAGATCCTGGGGCACTCATCATTGGCCGTCACCATGCGCTATGCGCATTTGTCGCCGTCGCATTTCAGGGAAGCTGTTCGGTTCAATCCGCTGGATGGTTTCGACACTTCTTCGACACACGCCATGCCCTCAAAAGATAAAAACCTTATAAATCAGTCGGTTGAAGGCGATTCGCTGTAA